TTATGCCGGCGTGAATCAGCTTTCCGGGACGATCTATCAGACAATCGCGGAAAGCGACAACTCGGTGTCGCAATGGAGCTTTATCGGCGTCGTGGTCAAGGTCGATGATCTGGGCAGCTGGTCAGGTGACAAGAAAGTCGAACAGTCGCTTTCCGGTATGGCGACACAGCGGATCAAGGTCGCCTGATGGAAACCGCGTCGGAACAAATCACGCGGCCAGTGACCGAGACGGTCACCGATGCGCTGGGCCGTACAATCATCGTGCGCAAGCTCCGGTCGCTCGACCGCATGAAAGTTTTCGAACTGATCGGGGCGGAGAACGCGAAGAACGAGCCGTATCTCGGCTACGCCGTGCTGGCTTATGCCGTCACGTCGATCGACGGCACCGCTCTGCCGGTTCCGGCGACGAAAATCGCGTTGGAAGCCGTGGTCAAGCGGCTCGACGATGAAGGCATTCTTGCTGTCAGTCAGGCATTCAAGAAATTCAACCCCGAATCCGAAGATGAGGCACAAGAAACCGTAAAAAACTAGCCACGAATCGAGTGTTTCGCGATTGCCTGTGGCTTGTCAAAAATGGGGTGCCGTACGACGTCGCGTTCGGAATGAATGATGAAATGCGCGTCGCGCACGTCATCGTTCTTGGCGAGTATGAAGGAAACGACTGGGATTATAACGCGATGCGCTGGAAGGAACGCCAGCGGTGAAAGAATTTTCTTCGTTCGGTGACTTCGCAAAACATCTTGAGGCTCTCGCGGGCGGCGTGCCAGCGGTTGAGCTGTTCGTCCTGCAACGCATCGGCGTCCTGGTCAAAGAACGCGCCAAAGAAAAGATCGGCGACTATCAAACGAAAGCCGGCCCGTTCGCAGCATGGGCGCCGCTGGGGGCAGCGACGAAGGCTGATCGGCTACGCAAGGGATATTCTGAAGACGATCCGCTGCTGCGGAGTGGCGAGGTCCGTGAGTCGATCGATTACGTGACGTTGTCGCCGGAAGTCGTGATCGGTTCGCCGCTCGATATCGCGCTTTGGCTGGAAATCGGCACAGAAAAGATGCCGCCGCGCAGCTTTTTGGGGGCATCCGCCTTCGAATTGACGCCTGAGCTTCTCGCCATGGCAGGAACCAAGCTTGAAAATTATCTGGGGGCCGCATGATTGATGCCTACAAGGTTGGCGTCACATTCGCCCTGAATAACGTCGTCACAGCTGAACTGGCGAAGATTATCGCGCAGCTCAAAGAGGCCGATGTCGTCGCGAAATCTCTGCAGGGCACGCTGCGGGGTATGGGTGGCGCTGCAGCAGGAGTGATGAGCGTCGGTACGGCTGCGCGATCCATGGGTAACAGTTTCAAATACGCCGCCGTTCAGATTCAGGGGGCGCATGCCAAGGTCCAGACGTTTCTGACCTCTAGCGGCCGAAAGTATGTCGGCGCGGGAGCTGCCTTCGCGGGATACGAAGCCCTGAAATCAGGCATGAAAATGGAAGATACGATCGCGCGCGCCATGATCGCGGCGGGATTGCCGGTCGGTCCGAATTATATGTCGTCGGGCTTCGCCGGGACGTTCCAGAACTCGATATTCTCCGCTACGACTGGTTACGGCATCAGCCAGCCCGATACGGAAGAGGCAGCTTTACAGGCTATCCGTGGCCTAGCCCCGCTCTCGCCAGAACAGCGCCAAAAGCTATTGGGACCGCTGCTGAATTTTGCCGGCGCTGAGGTGCTCGGCAAGCACGGTACGACCATGGAAGAAGCGATCGAAGCGGGGATAGGACTGGCGCACCAGCTGCGCGCGTATTCACCGGAGGAGATCGAACCGCTGCTCGGCGCCTTTGCCAAGCTGTCGATGGCAACGCCGGCCAGCTTGTCGCAGATGAATAGGGCGTCGAGCTATTACTTGCCGCTGCTCACCGCAGGGTTGGGAATGGACCCGACGGAGTTGATGGCGTTGGGTACGGTCGGTGCTCAAATGGGCCTCAATACAAAATCGGGAACATGGCTGGCGCGGCTGTTCGAGTCTCCATTTGATGCGGATCTGACGAGCAAACGCGAGAAAGATAGGCTAAAGGCCCTCCAGGAATTGGGATTAGCGCAAGGAACGAAAATAGTTACGCGCGATCCGTTCGAATTTCTTAGCCTGATCGCCCAGCATTCTCAGGGTATGACCCCTGAACAAAGGATGCAGGATTTTATGGCTGCATTTGGTCAACAAGGCGCACGCGCCGCCGCGATTTTCACTGATCCGGCTGTCATGAAGAATATCGGGGCATTGGCCGAGGGGCTGAAGGCAGCGGCAACCCCCGCTGCGTTGAAAGGCCAGTATTCAAATTCGCCACAAGTGCAGTTTGACAAGGCGTGGGCCGGGCTTCAGAAAGCGCTGACGGACTTAGGCGAAACTGTTATGCCAGAAGCGACTGGCGGCATAAAGTTATTCACCTACGCACTGGAAGGAATAGACGCGCTCATCCGCGCGCCGCAATGGCTTGGTGAGAAATACGCAGGTTTCGTAAATGACGGGATAAGATGGCTGAAGGGATCAAACGCTCCCGCGCCGCAAGCTTCCCAAGCCGTCGTGATCGATCACACAATAAACCTCGACGGCAATGCGATCGCGAAGAGCGTGACGCAATACCAAATTGACGGTATGGCGAAGTCGCCATCGGCGAGCAATGTGCCCGACACTAGGATGACGCCCTACTATCCGGGATACGCCAACTAATGGCTGTTCCTCTTGTCCTTGGTCCGATTCAGTTCGCTGACTTCGAAATACCAAGCCAAATTCCGTTTGGCGGCGCGCAGTCGCTGGTCGTTAAAAAGCTGGTCGGCGGGACGCGCGTCATCGACGCGATGGGCCGCGACGATATGGACATAAAGTGGTCGGGCCGGTTCCGCGGGTCGCTCGGCGAGGTGCGCGCGCGGACACTCGATCTGATGCGGGTGCAGGGCCAGCAGTTATTGCTGTCATGGTCGAGCCTGCGGTTTCTCGTCGTGATCGAGCGGTTTGAAGCTGATTTCCAGCAGCCTTTCGAAATACCGTATTCGATCAGCTGCATGATTTTAGAAGACCTATCCCTGCCGATCCTACCGGCAGCACCCGATCCAAACGCCTTGATCGTGGCCGATATCAATGGCGCGGTGGGCATCGAAATAAGCGACGCCGGAGTGACCGTAGCGGTCAACAACGTCGCCGCTGCCGTCGCCGCTATGCCGCAGTTTCAGGGCGCGTCGATCGCCGAGATTGGCGCGGTACAGACTTCGATAAACGTTGCGCAGAGTACGATTGTGGGCCGCCAGGCTACCAACAACGCGCTCGTCGCGCCGACTGGATCAGTCGCTGGTGTTGTGGCGGGCGGTCAGCCGGCCACGCTCGCTGCAAACCTTTCTGGCCAGGCTTCGGCCTTTGCCGAGCTCGGGCAGCTTTATCAGTTGCAAGCATTGCTCGGGCGGGCTTCGGTCAACGTCGTAAACGCAGGTTCCTGATGAAAACCGTGGTTGTCGCAGGCGGCGATCTCTATCACATCGCCCTCAAATACCTGGGCGACGCAACGCAATGGAACCGGATCGCGCAGGAAAACGATCTGCTCGATCCGGTCTTAACAGGAACCGTCAATCTGAACATGCCATCGGTCAATCCGGCGGCGACCGGGGGAGTGCTTGTCATTTGAGGATCAGGAAGGAAAAGGCCCGCGCCTGCGGCAACCGTTCTTTTCGGTTTTCCTCAACAAGAACGACATCCTGACCGGCGTTGAAAGTTTCGAGGTCACGAACGCCAGCCATTTCGCCGCCGATACGTTCCGGATTTCGGCATCAATAGGCGCGTTGCCTGCCGGGGTAGGCGAGGCGTATTGGGCGCAGTCGGTCGGCGACGAGTTGGAGATTTACGCGGGGTTTAAAGATCAATCCGGCCAAGGCCAGCCGAAGAAGCTGATCTACGGCCAGGTCGACGATATCGAATACGATCCGGTTGGCCGGAGCATAACGCTGTCGGGTCGCGATCTGTCGGCGCGGTTTATCGACAATCGGACGGCGGAACAGTTTCAGGATCAAACCGCTTCGCAGGTCGTACAGACGCTGGCCGCGCGCCGCGGTCTTAAAGCCTCTGTCACGGCTACAACGACGCGGGTCGGCACCTATTACGAGCTTTATCACCTCCGTCTGACCAAGGATCAGGCCGAGTGGGACTTGCTCATGTTCCTCGCAGAGCAGGAGAGCTTCGATCTTTGGGTGTCGGACGAAACGCTGAATTTTCAGCCTCCGGTCCCGCTCTCGGCCGATCCTTATGTGCTGACCTGGTCCGATCAGGGGCAAGGGCAACGGAACGCGAATTTCGAAGATCTGAAGCTACATCGCAGCCAGACGCTGGCCAAAGACATCATCGTTAAGGTGATCAGCTGGAATCAGGCGCAGGAAACGACCGTCACATCGATCGCGAAGCGCAGCGTGGCGAATAAAAGCCAGCGTGTCGGAGGTGATGCCCAGACCTTCACATTTCATCCGCCGAACCTGAACAAGCAACAGGCGGACAAGTTTGCCGCCGCTAAGGCTGAAGAGATAACGCAGCACGAACGGGTGATCACCGGGCGGTTGCCTGGCGACAACCTCATGTCGAACCGATCGCTGATCAAGCTGACCGGGACGGGCACGGCCTGGGACCAGATGTATTTCGTCGATACGGTCACCCGCCGCATGTCTGTCACCGAAGGTTACGCGATGGACTTTCGGGCGAAGAACCATTCGCCGCAAAGCACGGTCTAGACATGCTGGCCGTCCTGCTCAACCGGATGCGAAATCACATGCGGCAGGAGGCTCAGCGCGTCTCGGCCGCGATTTCGATGCCGCGTGCGGGGATCGTCGAGAATTACGATCCGGCGCGCCACGCCGTGCGCGTGGTGCTGCAACCGGAAGGGATTTTGACCGGTTACCTGCCGGTCAAGGAACCATGGGTCGGCGATGGCTGGGGCATCTATATGCCGCCGGTGCCAGGCACCGTCGTTGATGTGCATTTCCAGCAAGGTGGAAAGGAAGCCGGTTACGTCGACGGCGCTTTCTACAGCGCCAGGACGCAGCCCCTGCCATGCCCCGCCGGTGAGTTCTGGCTGGTGCACCAGTCCGGCACCGCCCTGAAATTCACGAATGACGGCAACGTTCTGATCAGTGCCGCCGGCGATCTCAGGATCG